GTTTTTGACCTCTGCGAACTGATGGGCCGCGTCGGCGATGTCGATCTGCACCTGACACACGCCGGCGATCCACGCCCGGCCGACCTTGCCGTTGGCGATCGGCTCCAGGCACACCAGAAACTTGCCCTTGTGGTCGGCGGTGGTCGGCGTTACTCCGGTGAACGCGACTTGATTCTGGAACGATGCGAGCGCGGCCGACGGCGTGAAGATCACCCCGCTGATCCCGAGCACGCCGAACCGCGACACGGTCGACCCGCTGGAGTTCTTGACGAGCACGATGTCGGCCTGGCGAAACTGCTGAGGGCCGTTCACCAGAGGCGGGCTGGCGCCTTGCCGGTGGGCTTCCGCGGCGTCCAGACATGCGTTCCACGCCGCGGCCCGGATCTCCAGGGTGTCGCCGCTCACGACTCGCTTGAATGCGTCGCCCATCGTCAGAGCCCCATCGTCGTGAAGTCGGCCGACTGGTAGACCCGCTCGACATAGGCCGCCACGGGCCGCTTGACCAGCGCGTTGGCCGTCGTGTCCTCCGCGTCGGCAAACCGCACCCAGAGGTAATCCCACCCTGCTTTCGCGGAGACCGTGATGCCGCCGCCGATCGAGAGGCTGGAGACGTTCGGGCTGGCCGCGAACTTGAACGCGATCTCCCAATCGTCGAGGCCCGTCTTTGTGCCACTCGCGCCCAGGAAGAGCACCTCGCCGATGGCGAACCCGCGGAAGATCGCGTTGTTCGTCTTCCCGGTGCAGTTGAAGAGGTTCATCTTGTACGTGCCGGTCACCGTTGAGCTCGGCACGCGGTAGGTCTCGGTGAAGTTAAACACGGGCACAGTGATGTCGGTGCCGTCAACCGAATCACCGTTCACCCCGATGGCCCCGTAGAAGTCTGGCGCCGTGTATCCCGAAGCGGCGTACCGGGCGACTGTGCCTAGCGACTGCGTGATGTGGCTGGTCGCGCCGCCCGTCTCGAACGTGTATTGGCTTTCGCGGCGCGACTCATAGGGAACGGTGCAGGCCCAGATGCCGCCTCCGAGCGGCTCGGCCGACACCTCCATCCGCCGCAGATCGTTGACAGTGGAGGGTGCTTCGGCCAGCAGCGCGTCGAGTACCTCCGACTCGTCGTTCGTTCCCGTGACGATGTATTTGAGCTCGCCGTTGGACACGAGTCCGTCGGTGAACCGGCGAGAATCGAATGTTTCGTAGATCGCGATGCTCATGTGAATACGCCCCCTGCTTGCTTGACGCCGTTGTCGATGCTCTTCAGCAGCTCGGCCGACTTCTCAGTGGCCTTGGCAGTGCGGTCGGCCAGCGAGCTTGAGCCGAGACCTCGCGCCGCCAATGCGTTGAAGGTGCCCTTGCTTTCGAGCTTCTTCTGTTCCTGCACCATCGGCATCAAGATGGTTGGGGGCGGATTTTTCGGTGGTGGTTCACCATTCTTCGCGTCGTCGACGGATTTCTTGAATCCCTTACGGGCTCTGTCCACCTTGCCCTCGGAATCCTTTCGCTGCTGGTCGAACTCCCGCTGCCGTCGGTTGTCGCTGGCTGCCTTGTCTTGCCCGAGGTTTGCCTGTGCGGCCTGACGGTTTCGCTCGATCTCGGCCTTGCGTTCCTTGCGGCTCTGATTGCGATTACCGATGACGGCGTTCTGCTGGTTGTCGGCCTCCGCCCATTTTGCATTCGTCTCGTTGTTGATCCGATTGACTTCGGCGTTGACGTCGATGTCCTTGTCGAAAAGCGCCTTCAGCTGCACCCAGGCCTTCTTGATAAAACCGATCGTGGAGTGCCACGTCTTCGTGAGCACGTTGGTGAAAATGGCCCATGTGTCGGCTAGGAAGTCCACCGTCTCCACCCAGCCGTTTTCGACCATGGCCCATGCGTCGATGAAGTAGCCGGCAGCGGTGAACGACGCGTTGCTCCAAGTCTGAAGGAAGAAATCCTTGGCGTTGATCCACTGCTGGTTGATGGCATTGATGCCCTTTTCCCACTCCAGGTTGATGAGCCCCCAGAAGACAGCAGCGGCTTGCTGGATGTCGCCACTGGAAAGGGCCGCGTAGATTCCTTCCCACGCCTCCGACGCGTCGGAAAGCAGTCCACCGAACGCACCAGAAAGCCAGTCGATCGCCTGTTGACCGACTCCAGACGCGTAGAGCAGGTAGGCTCCGAGGGCCACGACGCCCGCGATCACAAGCCCGATCGGCGAGAGGATCGCCGCAAGCACGGCTCCGACCGTCGCCATCGCGCTGGCGGCCACGCTGGCCACCGTCGCCAGCACTCCGAACACACCGCCGGCGATCGCGAGCGCCTTGCCGATGACCATGAGGGCCGTTCCGGCAACGACGACAACGGTCCCCAGGCGGGCGATCGTCTGCACCAGGCCACGATTCGCCCGCACCCACGCGGTAGCCTGGGTGACGATCCGCGTCAGCGTGTTCGGCCACCGCGTCAGCAGCGGGAGCACGGCCGAGCCCACCGCATCCCGAAATGCCGTCATCGCCTGCGTGAGCCTCAGCAGCGACGACACGTAGGCCTGGACGTTCGCCGCGTCCCGGCGGCTGGCGAACCGCCCCGACTCGACCGCCGACCTGGCGAAACTGTGGGCCATCGCCGCGAGCGGGGCGGTGACCGCGGCCCCCATCGCCGCGATCTTGGCGCCCTGCCACGCGACGGAGTTGCCGAAATCCTTGAGCGCGATGGATGCCGACCGCAGCGGCCTCGACACGCCGTCGCGGAGCGTGAGCTCGATGTAGGCCGCACCGGCCCTAATCGCCGAGGATGACACGTCAGTTCCTTTCGTCGCCGAGGAAGATGCTCTTCAGAATCGTGATCGGAGCCTTGATCCGGATTTCCTGGTGAGTGATCGCGTAGTCGTTGAAGTCGTCATCCGTGTACGGGGATGGTTTCGATTTGCGGTCGCGGTGGATGTTGGCCATCGTGCTGCAAATCCGAGCCGTCCTTCGCCACTCGTCTCGTCTCCGACCGTCGGCCATCCAGAACAGTTCGCGCAGGCTCAGCGGGCCGGGATCTACACCGACGACTCCGGCGAGCTGGAAGACGAGCTTCCAGGCGTCGGCCGCGGTGAATCGAGGTCGATCGGGGAGTTGAGGATCTCGTCGAACCTCCGCTCGATCGCCGGATCGTTCAACCGCACCACCGCCAGTTCGCTCGCCCTCTCCCGCAGCTGCTTCGCCTTCTCCCACGCCGTCCGCGCCGCTGGGCGGCGGGACGGGTGGGAAATAGTAAAAAGCGACTCCGCGAGTGCCTCCTCCGCTGCGAGCAGCACATCCCCCGACATCGCCTGGCCGAACTGCTCGTCGGTCAGGTTCCGCGCGTCCGCCTCCGGCTTGCAGATCGCGTAGAGCACATCCACGAAGAGCACGACATCCCCCATGAGCTTTCCCATGAGGGAGCCCTCGACGAACTCCATGAGGTCGACGGAGAGCAGCGTGCGGACTCGTTTGACCGTGTGAGTGCTGATCGCGAGCGACCAGACCCGGCCGGCGGTGTCGGTGAAGGTTTGCATGGTCAGCTCCCGGAGGCCGTGTACCAGGTCGGCGGCTGGGCGGCGCCCGTGTTGTCGAACGACGGGCACGGCTTCGCCGACACGTCGAACATCACGGCGTTTTCCAGAGCCTGCCCTTGCTGGAAGTTGAAGATCTCGCACACAGCCCGCAGACCCTGCGATCCGTTGGTGGCGACCGGGCCGTCCAGAGCGAGCAGCTCGATCGACGTGTTGCCGGTGAAGCTGCCGAGAAGCGCGGTGAAGTCGGCATCACCGGGCACGTACTTCAGCTGGAAGTCGATGCTCGCGTCCTTGAGCGTGCCCTTGCGGGTCTTCCACGTCGAGGCGCGGGTGGAGGTGTCGGCCTCACCCTTGGAGAGCTGGACCGTCACGTCGGCGACGTTCGCGATTTCGTTCCACACCGGCGACGCGTAGGTGCCGGTGTTGCGGTAGAGCTTGCAGTCCAATCCGATCTTCGTCATCGAAAATCCCTCCTTGGGGTGTTGGTTACTTCACGCTGTTGGCCCACATCGCTGGGAGCCGATCGAGGTTGTCCATGAGCGCCGGCCCCATGAACGGACGTTTCGGGTAGGTGGCGACGCCGCCATGCTGGGCGACCTTCGCGCGGATGCGGCGTTTCTCGGCCTGGAAGCGCGCCCTGCGCGTGTTGCCGAAGGCATCCTCCGGCGCCGTGTAGATGAACCGCAGGCTCTTATCCACCTGCGCGTGGCTGGTGAACTTGATGTATGCCGTGCCGCTGGCGTCGGCAATCGGGCCGTGGCCGCCCACCTCGAGCTTCCAGTTGGTGCCGGCGATGATCGCTTCCGACTCCGACACGCCGCGCATCGACCGCGGCCGCTGGGTGCCGCCGTGTTCATGCACGCGGGCCACGTCGGAGATCAGCGTTACGCTCGGGCCGATCACCACAGTGTGGTCGCCCTCGACCGCGTAGAGAATCGAGTTCCGAAGTGCTCCCTTGCGGGTGCTCGGCGGGCTCCCCGGGTCGCTGGCCGTCTGCCGGGTGCGGATGAGCCGGCGCGCCGCAAGCCGCAGGCTCGCGCCGGCGTGGCCGAGATTCTTGAACGCGGCCCGACGCATCGCCTTGCGGACGGCGTCGGTGTTGTCCTTGATCGTGACGGTGCTCATTCGGCGGCCCCCTGTCGGGCCGGGCGGCCAATGCGAGACAGGATTTCCTGCTGCCCGGCGGCGATTTCCTCCAGGATCTGCGTCTGCTGGATGCGGTTGTCGGTGAGCTGCTCCAGGGCGGTGGCCTGCCGTTCCTGCGTCTCTATCGTGGACTTCAGAAACTGAGAATGGGCCGTGACCGTCGGCACCAGCACGGAGTCGTGGAGGCGGTCGGTGGCGGCTCCGATCCACCACAGCACGACCGACAGGATCGCCGTCGGCACGCCGACGACCTTCACGAACTGAATCGCGAGCTCGAGCTTGTCCCGGGTCTGCTGGGTCACGTCCGCTCCTCCTGTCGCTTCTTCCACCACCGCACCACAAGCGCCTGGACGATCGCGGAGATCGCCCAGGTGACGACGAAGGTCATGAAGGCGAACCCGCACTGTTCCGCGTACCGCCCCCGGACCCGCCGCTCGACGAGCTGGATGATCTCGCGCTCCTGAGCCGTGCCTTCGCCGGCGGCCGTGAGCTCCTGGCTGGGGAGGCTGCTGAGGGCCACGCGCGTGATCGCGTCGCACCGCTCGCGGCCGAGCATGGCCCGCCGCACCGGGTGCTTCCCCAGGGCGTTCCACACGTCTTCGCGGGCGAGATCGAGGTCTGTGCTCATCGGATCGCACACCTCCCGTCTGGGCAGGCCTTCGCCGCCGGATCAGCGGTATCAGCCGGCCATCGCACTCCGGATAGAAACGTGCGGAGCCGCGTCGAGCACGATCCGCAGGTGAGGCCGTCGCGCTCTCCGAACAGCACGCCGGCGAGATCTCCCCGCACGTCGAACATCGGGCCGCCTGAGTCGCCCTGGCGGGCCGTGGCACGCATCTCGACGAACTGCTTTGGGTGATCGCGAGTTGGCGATAGGTACTGGGTAACGAGCCCAGACTGCTCACGGTAGACGTCGTTTGGTCCGAACCCGGCGATCGTCAGCCGGTCGCCGATCTTGGGCCCGGCCGCGGCGATCGTCACCGGTGTGGCCGCAGGGCGATCGCAGAGTAGGGCGGCGAGATCCCACGCGTCGTCAGAGGCGAGCACCCGCGCGGCCGACTGCGTGCCGTCGGGCCACCGCACGGTGACCTCGCTGCGGTTGCCG